CATAGAAGAATTTGTGCCTAAGAACGACGACCTTAACAATTTAAAATCACAATACCTACCAGACTGGGAAATGCTAGATCACCTCACACTTCAGGCCAAGTACGTGGCCAAAGATCACAGACTTGCACTAGATTTTGTGGGCTTTGTTAACAGACTGTCAGAGAAGCTGGATCACTTTGCAGAAGTCACACAAGATGTATCGGAAGTCACAGTTAAGACAAGTACCTTTGATGTTAAAGGGTTAACTATATTAGATTTCAAGCTAGCCCTGTATGTAGACCACTACGCAGAAAAAAACGATATAGAACAGGTGCGTATGCAAGGCAACTTTGGTATGCACGAAGCTGCTAAGAAAGGTCTTTACTATAATGTAAACAAACGCAAGAAGGCCGGAACCAGTAGAAAGCAAGGTGCTCCAGGATCGCCCACAGCACAGGCATGGAAAGATGCTGCTAAAACTGCCAAGGATTAACACGCAACAATAGGGGGAATAACTTTGTTTGCTAGACAAGACATAACATTAATATCTAATCCTGTCTGTACCAATCCAGTCGATCTGCAGCCTAACGATTTCCAATACTACGACAAAGATGGTTTTGAACTGAATCAAGCAGAACAGAAGTTTTACGCTGCTATGAATTATCCTATAGATATACCTATACTAAATCATTGCTGCTGGCAACAACCGTGGTTCTATCTAGAACGAGATGACCTAGGACTTATATTAGATCACGCAATGTTTCTATGCCGTTGCAATTATAGTGGCCAAGCTCAAAGACAGTTAGAAAAATTAAAACCCACAGTGCCTACCGCTGACTATCTATTACGAACTCGCGTTAAGTGGGGATTCGATTTTGCACTGGATGCAGTAGCACCATGTGGAACTGTGTTTGAAGTCCTGCACGTAGAGTTCGACAGCAATGACTACGATTACTTTAACACTCGTATGTTTAATGTAGAATATGCCATCCGCCACAATGACTGGCAAGATGCTGCTGATCGTGTTTGGAAGGAAAGAACACAGTGGCAAGATCTCAAATCGTTTGCTCAGAACGATTGGAAAGCTGAATATCTGTTAGGTTGGAAGAAAGGTGAATACACTGAGAAAGCAATATAAATACAATGCGTGAAAACACCACTGTTATTATAAAATAGAATACCCTACCTTAGGAACGCTTGCGTTGCTTTTGGGTTGCCCGGCTGCTGGGCTAGATATTAAGGAAGTCGTGCTCCGGAATGATATCTTAAAGTGAGCACCTTTTTACGGCTACAAAATAAATTTAATTTTGTAATCAAACTGTAATCGATGCTGCGATAAATATTAGCACTATGCTAAAAACTTATCGCAGTATTTTTATTTCTGACGTTCACCTTGGCACTAGAGATAGTCAAGCAGACAAACTCAACAATTTCCTTAAACACAACACATGCGAAACACTTTATCTCGTGGGAGATATATTAGATGTTTGGCGTATACAACAAAACAAATGGCGTTGGAAGCAGAGTCATACCAACGTTGTAAGACGTATACTTGGACACGCTAAACGTGGCACACGAGTAATCTACGTAGCAGGCAATCACGATGAATTTCTAAGACCTCTTATGCCTTATGGTATTAACTTTGGTAATGTAGAAGTTGTTAATCAATTTGAACACATAGGTGTAGACACCAAACACTACCTAGTCACACACGGCGATCTGTTTGATGGTATTACTAGACTAGCGCCCTGGTTGGCATTCTTAGGCGATAAGGCATATGACTTTATCCTATCTGCTAACAGTAAATTTAACTGGATCCGGCATCGTATGGGCTTTGGCTACTGGAGCCTTAGCCAATATCTCAAAGCACGAGTTAAGAAGGCTGTGGACTTTATATTCCAGTTTGAAAAGAACCTAGTGGCCTACTGCAAGAAGCGAGGATTTGATGGTGTTATATGTGGACATATACATCATGCAGAGATCAAAGAGATAGATGGCATTGTGTATATGAATGACGGCGACTGGGTTGAATCATGCACAGCATTGGTAGAACATCACTGTGGCCGTTGGGAAATTGTAACTTGGACCAAGGAGAGCGACGATGTGGATACTGATACTAATAGCAATGCACGTAAACGACCCAACCGATCAGCCAGGGAGAGTGGAGATGCAATTTCCGGACCAACAGAGTTGCGAGCAAGCTCTAAACACGATCCAGTGGCAACTAAAGTTTAAAAATTTTAAGGTAACAGGTCAATGCAAGAAACAATGAAATTAAGTGATACCATTACCATTGTGGTACCTTGTAAGAATGAGGAAAACTATATACATCATTTGTTAGATGCTCTACGCGACCAAGATATAGGTGATACCAGAGTTATCATAGCTGACTGCTCTACTGATAGTACTAGGCAAGTTATACAAGATAACAAAGGCGCATTGCAGGTCGAAATCATCGAAGGTGGTCCTGTTTCTATAGCCAAGAACAGCGGAGCACAGCTAGTGACTACTCCTTACATTCTATTCATTGATGCCGATGTGCGGTTCTTTAAAGGCACTGTGATTAAAGATGCTGTCAATTTAATCGAGTCTGAGAACCTAGATCTCATCGGACTAAACATCAAATGCTATGACAATGACTTACGAGCAAAGATTGGATTCACCGCATTTAACTTAATCAACCACACAATAAAATATTTCTCTCCATTTGCCGTCGGAGCATTCATGCTTACTCGTAAAGATCGTTTTGAAGAGCTCGGTGGCTTTCCTGAACAGTTTTCAACTTCCGAGGACTTCTTCCTATCTAGAAAGTACAGTCCAAGAAAGTTTAGAATCCTCCGCCATCACTTTGGACAGGATAGTCGTAGGTTCAAGAAGATGGGCTATCTTGGGATGGCCAAGTACTTAATCAAGAACTTTGTCAACCGCAACAACAAGGCCTATTGGGATAGCTTGGATTCATCTAGGTATTGGAGTTAAGAATACTCGCCGGGCTGGCGGCGTATAATAGGACAAGTTAAAACAGAAGAAGAAAGAAGACACCGCAGAGGCGATACTAAACGGTATGATATTTCTAGGAGCATTTGGCATTATTATACCAGTTATCACAATTGTGTTCCAACTGATTGTTAACCACTAAATATTCCTAATAGTTAATAAGAGAGTACAATGAAGTTCGCAGATTATATAGTTGGTATGCTAGCAACAGGAATAATGATTCTGCTGTGCATAGTTATTTTAGGTGATTACATGATTGCCATGCGAACTGACAGAGTTCTAGATCCAGAAATCATCACGCTAATGAAAATGAGTATCACAGGACTAATAGGAATTATTGGCGGATACTTAGGCGGAAAACAATCATCTAAAAACGAATAAAGGAAAAATATCATGAGTTTGAAATCAATTACAAAAAGTGTAAGCAAGACAGTTAACAAAGTAGCCGATACAACTACTAAGGTTACTAACACAGTAGTAGATACAACCACTAAAACTGCAACAGACACAGCTAATGCAACTGCCAAGGCAGCACAGGACGCTGCTGCTGAAGCTAAACGTCAGGCCGATGCTGCCGCTAAGGCCACATCCGATGCTGCTGCTAAAACAGCCAAGGCCGCGACAGACACAGTAAATGCTATTAACAAGACTACAGTTAGTGCAGCTGGCCAGGCAAAAGTTGCAGCAACAAAAGGCGCAATGGCAACTGCTAACGTAGCGGCTGCTGCTATGAATGATATCGAGGCTGGCAGTAAACTTGCTGTTCACGGCCTTGAGCAAGGTGCGTATGCTGTAGCAGACGCCGGTGAATTGATTGCAGAGTGGGCAGAAGCCAACTACTGTCAAATTGGTGTTAGCATTGCTCTTGGTACTATCTTCGCAGCACTGCTATATCGTCCAGAGCCAGTTAGCGTAGCGACAACTACTGCGGCAACTGCTCCACTAAGCGCAACTGCAATCTTGTATTTGGCTGCTAAAGAAACAGTTGGTGCTGTTGCATTAGGCACCGCAGTCGACTTGACTGCACAGGCATTTGTTGAATTGATCTGGATCTCAGCAGATGTACGCAAGGCAATTGGTAACAAGAACAAACAGATCTTAACAGATGCTATTGCATTTACGCTTGCTAAGTCAATAGATGCGGCAGCAGGCGCAATGGTTATCCCGCAAAGCTGTGCTGCGGTCGTTGCTGGTATTGTAACAACACTAGTAGCACAGTTAGCTTGTGAGCGCACACTTCCAAATGGTGCTCGTGAATGGGCAAGCACTGGTGCAAGCGGTCTATAAATTATAGACTCATTAAAAAAGCCCCTTGCGGGGCTTTTTATTTGAGTACTGTCTCAAGCCAAGGCTTGCAGTTATCCCAGGTGGTATAGATATGTGCTACTCCGCCTGCTGCCTCCCATTCTTTACAGTTACTGTGTCTATCATCAATCAAGATATCGCCTGGGGTTTTGCAATGGCGCCATTTGTCAAAACTAAAAGGACCAATAGTAACTGGTATTCCGGGGAAGTGGTTATCTCCCCAATGAACCTTGTCATATACGGCCAATGGCATAGAGTAGTCATGCGGTAATGCTGTAAGGAATCGTAGTGTATATTGGGGATTGCGCTGAATATACTGCTTACACATATTAACTAGTTCATGTGCGCCCTCCATTAAGGGCAAGTCTCGATAAAAACGTAGGTCCTCTTTGAGCTTGTCCCATTCTACTTGGGGGATACGGTCACTGTCTTTAGCAACACGTAGTTTTAAGATCTCTTGTGCGCGGTAATGCCAAGCGGCAACCACATCATCCATGTCTAAATATATGTTCATGCATGTATTATACTATATTTTTGCTAGAATGTCAACAGAAAGGACTCCGAAGAGTCCAATCTATTACTACAATATATAAGGCGCTATGCGCCAATAATTTATTTCTTCAAGCCGCTATTAACGAATCCGTACATTCTTTCAGCAGCTTCGAGCACTTTTTCCATCCCTGGAAACTGCGGCATACCTACTGTAGTAACAATCTGTCCCTGCTCATTGCGCGTCTGCGCGAGCTCCCAACCATAGAGTTTAGCGTTAAAGTCTTCAGTTACCATAGACTTGGCCATGGTTAAGATATCTGTGCGGATTTCATATCCGTTCTTGTTAAATTTAACTTCTGGCAATTTTGGTGTTTCGAAATTTGACATAATAATCTCCTGTGTGTTTAATGTCTGTGTTTACATAGATATTTGTTTTTCTCTATGTACTATTATATATGCCTAGTCTTTACAAGTCAACTTATTTCTTGAACTTGTTTACTCGTTCTTGAATAAGCCCAACCACTACGTCACTAAGCACAACCTCATAGTGGTTAAAATCTACTTCTATTAGTTCCATATCTGCGTGGTGCTTTTGACTAGCAATAGTCACTACACCATCATTGGGCTCGTGCATAAATGGACTTTGTCCTTTGACTGTTACTACATTAGTCCACTGATGCTGTATCTTAATCTTATCAGCTTGTTTCATTGCCCAACTGCTAGGACCAATGTCACGCATCAGTCTGCTGAATGGTAAGAAGTATTTGGCATAGTCTGCGGAAGCGGCGCCACCATAAGGGGTGCTTAGTGTGATAGCACCTTTAACGGCATCGGGCATACTATTAGCCAGGTGCAAACTGTAGATGCCACCTAGACTATGAGCAATAAACACTAGATCAGTCTGCCCGTCTAGTGTGGCCTGCATGTCTTTTAGATTATTTTCAAACCCGTTGCGACTGTCGTAATTGATGTCTATGCCGCTACCTAGTTTGTTTCTTATATAATTAAAACTTTCGCTAGTAGCGTTAGCACCATGTATGTACACTATTTTCATAGTGTATTTACATTTATTTACTATGGGTCAACCGTTGAATCGACAGGTATATTATGCCATAAACACAGCAATAAATGCCATTAAGAAAATTAAAATAACACCGGTAACAGGCAAAGCAATGTGCATTATATGCACTACTTCTTCTGTTATATCTTTTTCTTCTGCAGGTTCATGCGCTGTGCCAGTGTCTTCTTGTTGATTTATTGTTGTCATACTGTATATATCCGTGTTTGTTATGCAGATTTAATTCTGGTTGCTACTGCCCAGTTGCCACGCAAGGCAAAATATAGCCCGCCGCACCACAAAGAAAAGTGCATGTAGTCAGTCATTACAAATGTCAGCAGGTCGTCAGGTCTGATTACTACCCAAATCACTCCGGTTGCAATACAGCACATGGTGATGCCGCAGAATCGTGTGATCAAGTCACCAGTCACTGCTACAACATAGTTGTCGCGCAGGACAGGCAATGTGGTCAGTGCGCCCAATAACAGTCCTAGACCAGCAGCAACTTCTCCAAATACAACTACCCACCATATCAATGCTGGTAACCCAAATGCTTCACCGCCAGCAGGATCGAACGGCATTTTACTTAAACCCTGCTGAATAAAGATCAGCGCTAGTGGGATACGCAGCAGAATATGGCTTAGGCTAAAATCTGGTAATAGATTCCAATAGTTTCTTATATTAACTAACATTTAATATTTCCTTTATATTCTGTAATAGTTGCGTAATGCGCACTACTTACTGGGTTGGTTGAACCATGCTTCCCATTCTTCGTCAGAAACGGGCCACATTATGGATGAACCTCAAATGGGTGATCATCAAACGTTGGCGTGTCGGACAACATAAGTTGTTTTGCTAGTTCATAGTGTCCCAACCTAGCCAGTGCGGCAGCTGCTCTTGCTCTACCTAGTGCTTCAAAAAACTCTATAATTGTGTTAAACATTTTAAAACCTTGTATAGGGCTGTTTGCCCTGCATTAACATATGGTATGCGTATTCCCAGTCTTTTGAATATTCAGACTTGGCATAACGCATAATTTCTTTATCGTACTTGCTGTCGCAGAATACTGCAACAAGCTGCTTTAGCAAATTATACATACCATCTAGATACTTGCTGAGTACGGCTTTCGCCACTGATGATCATTGCATTGAACAATGCACGACCAAAAGATTTAACAGAGCTTTTAATTTTAGTAACCATAACGTGAGCTCCTTAGTGAGCGCTCGTACGTGCGTACCAGCTGTTCTAGGTCTGCTGTGCAGGTAGGGTTCTTGCTCTTAATAAAGAGTTCAAGTTCGCGTTGACGAGATGTGTCAAACCGAGTTGCAACTCCTTGTAAGAGTGCTTTTAGTTTCTTAAACATTTTTTATTTCCTTTGAATGTGTGTATTATCAGTAGAAACGTTATCATGGTTTCTACTTAGTATTTATACATTATATGCTGCAACCGCACATTTGTCAAGTGGTTGCAAAGCACCGTAAACTATTGTATAATAACTTTTAAATATAGTTAAATACAGTATAATTTGGAAAAGTGATGAAAATTAGAACTAGATCTATCCTACAAGAATTAAATGAAATTGCCGAAGTACGGAACAAGGACGGACTTTTTGAAAGTCGCGCCACTAACATTATCAACTCTGCAATCAATCTGTTAGAAAGCCTGCATAAACATTATGATGCAGATCAAGCAGATGAGCTGGAGCGCCGTTTCATTAACGCTATTAAAGGACAAGATACTGCTAAATTTACTCGCGGTATACGTAAGATAGCAGAATCACGCAAAACAAAGAAATTACTGGAATCAGATGACAAAAAGTAATCTACTACTAGAGGGCGGAAATATTTTTAAAGGCCCAGACAAGCAACCGCTAACACAGCGCATTGCCACTGGCGACGTTGAAAGTACCGTTGCCTATATTGAAAAAATCACAGGCTTGGACTTTACTAAAGAAAAGCAGCTTGATGATAAGAAGCCTGTTAAATGGTTAGGTACTACTGGCCGCAAAGAAGATGCCGATGGCACGTTTGAAAAGAACAGTAGTGGTGATCTTGACCTATCAGTAGATGCAAATGAAGTAGACAAGAAAGAATTTGCCAACAAGCTAATAGCACAGTTTGGCAAAGAGAATGTTAAACTAACGGGTGACAACGTGCATTGGAAAACTCCAATTGGTGGTGATCCAGCAAATGGGTTCGTGCAAGCAGACTTCATGTTCTCAGCTAATCCATTGTTCCAACAAGGATCAATGATCGGTGGACAAGGTGCTTACCGTGGCGAACACCGTCACATTGTGTTGAGCTCAATTGCTCGTGCAAAAGGATTAAAGTACAGTCCTAAGCATGGTTTACTCAGTGCAACTACCGATGAGCTATTGCCAAATGGCAATGACTGGAACCAGATTGCCAAAGTGCTACTAGGGCAAACAGCCACAGTAAAAGATGTTAAGAGCGTTGACAGCATTTTAGATTACATTAAAAAATTGCCTAACTACGAAGCGCTAATTGCTGGTGCAAGAGACACATTGGGCAAACAGGGTATCACATTACCTGAAAATATTATATCTTTTGAAAGTGCAATGACCGGAACGCCGGCGTGGTTCCGCAGAATGATGGAAGCAACAAAATGAGAGCATTTGAATTCCTGCGCGAAGCTGAAGCTGCTCCTCCGAAGAAAGTTGGTCGCGAGTTTAACCACTTAGAGGATCTTGTATTTACAGAGCCTAGTGGTGCTAAACGTGCTGTTGAGATTCTTAAAAGTCTAGCACAAGATGCCAAAGACGTAACGGTCAAGTGGGACGGCAATCCAACAGTGTATTGGGGACGTGAAGAAGACGGCACGTTCCGTATGGTTGGTAAGAATAACTGGGGACGTGAAGAAGGCAAGAGCTCTAGCCCTGAAGAACTAAAACAGTTTATCCTAAGTAGAGGCAAGGGTGAAGAGTGGCGTGAGAAGTTTGCCAACGACATGGCCAGTCTATGGCCTATCTTCGAAGCAGGTACTCCCAAAGACTTCCGTGGTTATATCTATGGTGACATTCTATTCCACCCAGGTAAGCCGTATGAAGGTGCTAATGGGGTGATGAGTTTTACTCCTAACCAGACAACCTATTCAGTGAAAGGTGTTAGCGAACTAGGCCGTAGAATTGCCAATGCCAAGATTGCAGTTGCTGCACACAAGGTATTAAATAGTTTCGGAGACAAAGACGGCGATGATCTCAACGATGTGTCAAGTCTAAACTCTAATGCACAATTAGTAGTATTAGGTCAAACCTATGTTAACCATCAGCCCGCAGTTAATGCAGATAACTTAGCAGCAATTGCAAAAATTGCTAATAGTAAAAGCGCTCTGATTGACAAGTTCCTAGCACCAGTTGCAGGACTTAGTGATCTAAAGACTATCATTTATACCTTTGTTAATAATCAAAGTAAAGCCAAAGCACTAGACAAAATTGCTCCGGAGGTATTCCTTAACTGGTTATCTACTAGCAAAGTTAGTCCTGCTAAACAGAAGAAGATTATCGATCTAGCAGCTATAAATGCAGGCGCACTCGAAGATATATTTTATCTAGTACGTGAGCTAATGAAAGCCAAGGATGAAATTATCCGTGAGCTTGATAATGCAGGAGGCGATGTTACTGCTAGTACAGGCGGCAAACAAGGCGGAGAAGGCTATATGAGTACAGCAAACGCTGTTAAGCTAGTTCCACGTGACCGTTGGACGCCGTTTAGAGCCGATTAAATATGA